AGATTAGAAATAACTTCTTCAAATTCATCGTCAAGGTCTTGGATCTCTTCATCCGTCAACCCTAAATAGCATGGGCTTAAATCCCAATCCCATCCACCTTTACCCTCTTCGTCCATATCATAAGAGTAATAAACTTGGATTTTTGTCCCCTCAACATCTACTTCATAAATCTTAACAACTTGTTCAGAAAGCAATACTGGATCTTTGATTTTCATATAGCCCCCTACCAGCTTGATTGATAGTAAAAATCCCAGTTAACACTGGCGGGATTTGTCAAAAGCTCCGACAACCTATCCCTTGTCTCCGTCAATGATTGCCAATAGTATTCATCCTTTTCAGTGCTACCAAAAAAGAATCCCTCTGTAGGCTCAAGAATGTCTTCATCACGATTGGCTAATGCTTCGTTGCATAGTGCCACCAGCTCGTCCAACTGGGCAGAGTCGACCCAGTATTCTTTGCAGTCATCAACCCCCTCTTGGCAGTTTTTGACAAACCAATTATGGATAGAGTTTGCCTTTCTCCAATACATAGCATCAAATGACACTTCTTTGGCTTGATAACCATGAGCACCCAGCAATTCAGCTACTTTAGTGCGTAAAGGCTTCTCTTCTTCTTTGTGATTCCACAAATACTGTTTTGCGGTCAAATACATATCTAAACCCATGATTACTCCTCCTCAGTCATGTAAAACTGCCCAACTCGATTACCATTGGTATCCCTGATAGTCCCCGATTTTTTCTGAGAATCAATCATATTTGAGACCAGCTTTAAATTGGCAATCAATTCGTCATACAGTGATTCTTCATACACTGCGTTATCAGTGCGTATTTCCAGTTTGAACTTCATTTCAATCTCCTAGCAGTTAATCAAAGACTGGATCTCTCCAGTTTCGCCCTTACGGGCTCATCAGTTTGATAATTTAAAACTCTGATACCTACGCACTGGGCTATCGTTGTTGGTGTGAATCTCCACGAACTCAGGCTTAACTCCTTTGGCTTCCAGTGCCATCAGGAAGACGGATAGATCGCAATCTTCTTCAAGGTATGCCATCTCGCCCCTCATGTAGGAATAGTGGCTTATCTTGTCAGCTATGCCCAACTCCTTAATTAGGCTAACTGGCACTTCACCCCATCCATGTGCAGGATCTGCATAAAATTTAATTTCCATGTTATTGCTCCTCTATTGATTCATCTACATCTGATTGTGAATAACCTGAAAGGATCTCAGGTCGATATTTGGCTAACACTGCATCCACGCACTTATCGCAGACTCTAGCCAGTGGAATACCTTGTGCATCGTTTTCCCACCAGCTTGGCATATTCTCGTGTAAGCAGAACATCTTAAAACCCCCCTGTTTTATTAAATAGAAATACGGCTTGTGGGCATACATAGATAGCGATATATGCCCATACCACGATTAACAACATTGTCATTACTGCGTCTTTCATACATCCCCCTTTGGCTCAACCCATGTAATTAACTGCCCGTTGGCTTGGTGACTGCGTAGTCTTGTAAGCCCGTTAAACCCGATAAACATATCAGACCATTCAAAACACTCAAACCATGAACGGCACTGGTGTTGACCTATTCGTTTAGCATTTGTATCAACGATAATTGCCTGCACTATTCGAAGTCCTTTCCTACTTCCACCCCATTTTTGCGGAGCAGTGCAATGGCATGGTCATTAAGGCTCATAACCCCGTCATAATCAACCAGTGTGCGTTTACCATGCCTGTCAATAGAAAACCATAGCCCGATGTATTCAAACATGTCTATGGACGGGATATCCCATTCTATGAACCCAGTGCAATCCTTTTCATAGAAGAGCTCCAGTGTGGATTCATGTGTCCCCAACTGTCTTTCCCCCCAGCTCCCCTCCAAGAATAGAGGAGAGCTCACTGTCATCTTGTCAATGAGCTCTGCCATGATCAATACTCCGAAGTCAGCATCAGGACACCATCAGTGAGGTAAAACGAATACTCACCATCAGGGCAGTCGGTATGCTCAATGCCCTTTACAAACACTGGCTTGAGATCACCATCTTCAACAGTGATGGATGCTTCACCACCATTTGCCCAAAACTTGATAGACAGGAATGGCTCTTTCTTGGTTAGTGGATAAATCTCACTGGCAATGATATCCAAGAACCAGTAGCATCCACCTTGATCGGCAAAGTATTGAACCCCATCGGTATGAACCAAATTAGGGGTAAACAGGTTAGTGCGGTGATACGACTCAGTGCCATAGAACTGGCTTAGATCAATCGTTTTCATCTTCATTCTCCTCTGATGGATCTGTATCAATGGTGATATGACCAAATTTAAGTTTGCCCAATCCGTCATCAACGCACAGGGTATCTTTGTCGAAGGTAATTAATTCACAGTCGGCAGTATCTACAATGATCTCCACAGGCACTAAACCGATCAGCCCTGCGTCCACATCGTAAACCTTGCCATCCGTGCCACGATAAGAACCATCGCCCCATTTCGTGCCAAATGCCAATACAGGATACTTCTGCAACCCATGCTTGACATACCCAATCGGGCATTCAAAGTAATTGCACGATAGCAACAGGGCATCCCAATATTTATCAGGAACGGCATAGCAGGGATCACCGATTACATAAGTCCCCGATGGCACTAGCACTTCCACTCTGTTAATTTTCATTTCAATCTCCTAGCAGTTAATGATTACCAAATGGCAATCCCGATACCCCGAAGGGCATCAGGATTACTGCACTCAGAACCCCCTGTAATTGTCAGGATTGTATTCACGCTTCTCTACATAGATTTGTTCTTGCCATGTAGCCAGTAAACACTCTATTTCCCTGAACTGTTCAATACTCAGGTTAATAAAATTGGTTTGTCCCAACTGCGATTGAATCTTCATACGGATTTGAAAGTCATCACGCAAAGATTCAACTACCACATCAGTGGGAAGAACTTTCCAAAACTGGTTTGAGATATAGGTTTCTTGATTCATTAAAGTCTCCTTAAAATGTCTTAACCCAAATACGGGCATTGTCTGCAAGGTCATACAGATTATCGAGTAGGTAATCCACTTCTGATTTGTCATCAGAGTAGGAAATTAAACCCTCTGCGATGTCCTCAAGGTCTCCTGTAATGCCAGTGCGGTCAGCCCATGACTGGTGGGTTTCAATGAACAAGGCAATACGAGTAGATGCCCTTTTAGCAAAGGTATCAACATCCTCAGTTTCATAAAACTCTTCCATCAGGTCAGTGATGTCTAGTGTTTGCTTCCAATTAGCCATTTGTATCTCCTAGTAGATGAATTCCCCGTGAACTCATGTATGTTATTTGAACATAGAAATACTTGACTTGCATAGTATTTATTAAAAATATTTTTATCCCTTATAGAATAAGGCTTGCAAGGCGATTGATGGTGTTGTTAAAAAGCGATACTTGAGTATCGAAGCCCGTAAAAAGAGAAAGCATGGCACTGTAGGACGCAAAAAGGCGGTCAAGGCGAAGCCGAACAGTCAGGCATATGCTGGTATAGGAAGAGATATAGGAGAGCAGTAATAGAACTGTCCCCTACTACTGGGATATACTATGGGGTAATGGATACTCAGGTAATACTTATGAAGAAGCTAACGAAAGCAGAGATAGCAGAGGGGATGAAGTCTATCCCGATTGAGAAGATCATTCTAGGCTCTCAGTCTAAGCAAGGTGTCAATCTAACCAAGAAGCAAAAGGCTTTCGCAGAAGCAGTGGTGGCTACTGGGAACAAGACTGAAGCGTATAGACGGGCATATGATACGGATGCCAAGAGGACTACTATCGCCAGTGAAGCTAATAAGGTGTCAAAGAACCCAAATGTGTCCACTTACATCGAAGCGTTAAAGGCTCATAAAGAGGTGGAGGAATATCTATTACCTGCTCGTTTAAGGGCTCTCGCTATCCATAAGCTATCTAACATGGCTCTCAATGATGACCTAAAGCCCACTGAACAACTGAAGGCTCTCGAGCTCGTGGGTAAGATGACTGAGGTGGCACTGTTCACTGAGAGAAGGGAGCTGGTGCATACCACCGACTCCGCCAGCCTGAAAGAGAAGCTCATGGAAGCAGTCCAGCTGGCAATAGCCAATAGCAAGAGTATCAGGACGATCACCAAGCAAACTGCCCAGCAACTACTCAATGAGATCAATGAACCGATTGATATCGAAGCTGGGGATATTAAAGAACTACCAACAGATCCTATCATTGAAGAGGGGGATGGCATCGAGAATGGCATTTTGCCGACCCCACCGACCCACCACCACCAAGTTTTGCCCGATGCTGTGGCTGGGCATTTGCATAGTATTCCAGACAATCAATCACCAACAAATGAGGGGGAGGGGGTAAAAAATGTTTCACGTGAAACAATTAAGCCCGTTACAGAAACACCCCCCTTATCAAATGCACAAAAAAAATAAAAAAAATTTCGCAAAAAATTTAAAGGAACAAACATGACACCCGTACAAAAAGAAACCTTCCATATTATTGAAAAATATTGGGAAACCTTTGGCTATGGTCCTACCATTGATGACATAATGGCAATGACTGGAGAAAAAGGTAGGGGAAATGTAGCAAGAAAAATGCGCTACTTAATTGCTATTGGAGTTTGTAAAGGTGATACCAAAAAAACCCGTAGTATTCGTCCAGCCTATCTAAAGCTAAAGAACCTTCATGGATAATCTATTAGAGATTATTAAGCTTCTACCAGAAGAAGAGCAAGCCCCTCTGTTGCCGCTGGCTGCCGCCTATCAAGAATCTTTAACCCGTGAAACTGGGCAAATAGACTTTATGTCTTTTGTAGAGACCATGTGGCCTAATTTTATTCACGGAGCGCACCATGCGCTTATGGCAGCAAAATTTGAGGATATTGCCAATGGAAAATCGAAACGACTTATTATTAATATGCCTCCTCGTCATACTAAGTCTGAGTTTGCTTCTTACCTCCTTCCTGCCTGGTACCTAGGTAAATACCCTAATAAGAAAATTATCCAATGTTCCAAC